CGGGTCCACATAGGCCGCACAGGGGCTATTCCCCATAAAAGCCATGAAATCGTCGGCATACTCTTCATCGGTTTTCTGGCGGCGTTCCTTGCGGCCATCCCAGCGGTATTCCCGATCAACACGGACGGTCTCGCCGTCGTCAAGGATGTCCAAATATACGCAGGCATTGAGTGTGCCGTAGTCTACCGCAATTGTGCGTGTGGAAACGGCCCGCATTGCAACAGGCGGAACGGTGTAGACATTGGCCTTGAAGTCAAACATATCGTAGATCAGCCCTTCTGCGGCTTTGCGCTGGCCCAGAATGTCGCGGGCATACCAGATACTCTTGCGGTCATAGGTGGCCAGCACGGCCCGCAGACGGTCGTCTGAAATGCTCATGTTGTCCGCGATGGTGAAGTGGCCGTAGTTCAGGCCATAGTCGGGGTTCTCACGCTGCTTCGCTTCGTGGAAGTCCAGAATGGTCTTGTAGTACCAGTGACCCTCAGCCTTGGGGTTCAGGTCGTGAAACACTTTTCTGTCCGGGCTGGACAGGGTACGGTCGAACACTTCCTGAATGAATGCTTCGCTGCACTCGTTCACCTCGGTGATGTATGCGGTACCGTAGGTGTTGCCCTTGATGAGCTTTTCATCACCGGCTTTGCCACCGCCGGATACCAGCACCACCTTTTCGCCGGTGGCCGTCTGAATGTACAGGCAGTCGCGGTTCTGGTAGGTGCCCTCACGGCATCGGCCCTCAAAATAGTTTTTCAGGCCAAAACCGTCACAGTCCAGAATGTTCAGCCGGGCCGTTGCAGTGGATACGCCCGCAATGAGGTGTATTCTGCTGGGATGCTTTTCCAGAATGGTGCAGTAAGCCATGGTGATAAGAACGTTCTTGCCGCCGCGCTTGCCGCCCTCGGCAACGTTGAACCAATGGTCGAAGCAGTTCCAGAAGAACCGCATCTGGTTTTCAGAAAATGGAGCCGGAATGTTCATTCTTCAAAGTCCTTGATATCGCGGTTTGGAACAGGCCGTTGCAGCAGATCCGCAAGGGTCTGTATGTCGTTATTTTGAGCAGCGGCATTTTCTTTTTCGGATGCGTCTTTGTACATACCCAGATGCTTGCCCAACAGGTCAAGTGCTCGGAGCTTATCTGCAAGTTTGACCTCGTGTTCCAAACCGTCCTCGCCAAAGCTCTTGACCTTGATGGACTGAATCGCGGCCAGATCGTCCCGCGAGGCATCCAGCTTGACGGATGCAGTCTCTGGGTCGATCAGGTCGCTGGCGTTTGCAAAAGCAATCTTCGCAAGCTCCCTCACGACGCGATCAGCAGATACACCGGTTCGGCGGCTCTGCTCGGCCTGCAGCTGGGCAAGACGATTTTGAACCATAACATTTGATAACAGGCGAGCACTCTGCTCTTGGGCTGTTTTGGGGCTGTATCCGGCGCGGATGGCCGCCTGTGTCGCGTTCAGGTCGATCATATACTCTTCACAGAACCGCGCCTGCTTGTCGGTCATCCTCACCACCTCTCTTGCCGTAAAATCAAAAAGCCGCCCGGAAGATCCGAACGGCGGGATATTCAAAAAAATAAGCAGCACCCATGCATTCAGTTTGACGGACAGGCGTAAAACGGGCGGGTGCCGCTGCATCTGGAACTTTCGCGGCCAGATGCCCCGCTATGCTTTGCACAGCCGTCCCCCGACTGTACATTGCATGGCGCTCTGGGCAGGCCTTGAACCTGCAACCTACGGTTTTGGAGACCATCGCTCTGCCAATTGAGCTACCAGAGTAAAAAGCCGCCCTTGGAATCGAACCAGCCGTGTCTACACACACGCGCCGCGCTCCAAACTGCGCTCAGGCGGCCATATAAAAACAGCTCCGGTTCTCCGCCGGGGCTGTTGGTTGGCGCACATTCTGTCAGGAAAGCTACACCTTGGCAAGGATTCTAAGGCCTTTTCTTGGCACGGGAGGTTGCACGTGCGGCCTTGCGGGTTGTCTAGTCCATGCGCCATACGGTGCGATACGGCGGAATCGAACCGCCTCCTGTCTCTCATGAGCGGCAGGCTGCCTTTGTTTCAGTGTATCGCATAGAAGCAGTCCGCGAAGTGCCAGTGAGAAGTAGCTATCCCGTCGAGTAAGGAAGTAATCGATGATGTCTGTGGAGGATGCACTTCGGAGACTGCGTATATCGGTGGGCCTTTCCGGCTCTGCCGATGGTACCACGATAACACAGATGCCGATAACAAGTAAATACCAGAGCGTGTAAAAACAATGCCCTCTGACATTGTGCAAAATGTACAGGGTCAACTAAGATTCAATTCATTCGTGAGTTCTGCCAGCTGCGCCAGACCTTCCGAAATGGCCCTTGAGACCTGAGACGGATTGGAATAACCGACTTCAGGCGCGATCTCGGCATGTCGCTTGCCTTCCACAAAAGACAGGATCAGACACCGGCTGCGTTTGATCGATACCGGATCAGCATGAAGCAGGTAAGCCACATCAATGGCATCTTTCTGCATCTCGGCATACTGGCATTTCAGTTCGGCCAGTTTTGTTTCCGCGTCCATGGCTGCATCGCTGTTTGTGCCAACTTTGTCACTGGTGCCGGAATGGCCCGGCGCACCGGAGTTGCTGGAGGTAGTCGTGGTGGCGGCGCTGCGCAGGCTTTCGATGTGTTCCTGCTGCTGCCGGATCAGCGCCCGCATCCGGGGCAGGCGTTCAAACCACGACCGGATTTCCTGCACACCACTGATCTCTCCCGGCTTTAGGACATCACTCTCGGGTGTCCATGTTCTGATATCTGCCATTCCCAGCATGATCTCCTTCCAGTTTTTTCAGCAGCCCATCCACGTCATACCGCCAGTGAATTCGCAGCAGGTGCTGCTCCACCTCAATGCCGTTGAGGGCGGCCCACTGCCACGGGATACTTTTGCGGGTCTGGGTCTGCATGTACTCCAGCACAGCGCTGGCGGGCACGGCAAAGGTGCGGTTCACCTTGCCGCGGTAGTTTATCACCACATGGGCCGTCTGGCCCTTGTAGGAAGCCGCAGCGGCCATGTCGGTGATATGTTTGAGCTTATGATATTTCTGTTTGTCCCGGTCAAAGCTGCCAAAGATCTTCGTCAGCGGGATGCTGGGTGTTTCGATGGTCTTGAGTTCAAAATAGTGGTGCATGGGGTAACGGTAGACATCGAAGTCACAGATGTTGTCCACAGAGAAGCTCAAGTTTTCGTTGCCGCCGTAGTAGGTAGCGGCGCTGTCCTTCAGCCGATAGCACCAGGCATCCGGCGGCATGGACTTCTTCCAGTCCGCTTCAAACTGTTTTCCGGTGTTCAAACGGTTCTCCTTTCTGCGCAGCTGACAGAGGGCGGCACCCGCCGTCGGGTCCGGGTAGTATTCAGGGTTCCGATACATCGGGCGCATCCTCCTTTGCTGCTTCTTTTTTTATCAGCGGCCTGCGCCGCGTGGCATTCTTCAGCCAGTCATTCCCGCTGGGTTCGGTTCGGTCTACACGTTTACTCCGTCCGGCACCGATGGGATTGGTCAGGCGGTATTCCTCGGCAGACCTGCACCCTTGCGCTTCGGCTTCGGCCAGCGCCTTGCGGACATAGGCCCAGCTGTGCCCGCCCAGATCAGAACACTTCAGGATCACGGCAGAGACCAGTTCTGAACCCAGCCGATCCGCGTAGGCCATCAGCTCAGCTTTACTGGTGGCACTCAGCTTGCAGATACAGGATTCAAATTCATCCACTGCAGGATGGGTCGTCGTCCTCGTCCCGGCAGTCTCGCGCGCACGCGCAGACGACGATTGTTTTAATGGTTTCTTTGTTATATTTGTTAAGTTGTTGTCGGCAGCCTGTCGGTTGCCTGTCGCCTGACTGTCACTTTGCCTGTCAGCACCAACGAGCAAATTATAATTATTGATTGAAACAACGCTGTATTTTGGCCCGGTTCTGACTGTCACATAGCCTGTCGCCTGCAAGTGCTCCAAAGCAGTCCGAACATTCCGAATTGACAAATTCAGCTGTTTTGCCAGCTGAGATTGGCTTGTAACCAGTTCTCCGGGGTGGAT